CGTTTGACTTCATCAATAACAATACTAGATTGATGGCAAATGTCTTTGGTCTTTTGGAAAAGTACAATAAGAGATTTGTGTTTGCATCATCTCAAATGAGCAACATGTCGTACTCTCCTTATGGTGTGATGAAACGTGTTGGTGAACTCTACACCACATCACTGAAAGGACTGACTGTGAAGTTCTGGAATGTATATGGTATTGAGAAGGACATGGACAAGGCTCATGTCATTACTGACTTCATCAAGAAAGGATTTGAAGAGGGTGATTTTGAGATGATGACCGATGGCACTGAAGAACGTCAGTTCCTCTATGCTGAGGACTGCTGCGAAGCACTTGAGACCATCATGGAGTCTTACACTGACTTCAAACCAGAAGACCCTCTGCACATCACATCCTTTAGAGCAACATCCATTAAGGAAGTTGCACAGATTATTATGGGTCAGTTTAATATGATTAATAAACCAGTCAAAATCAATCCTGGTCTTGCGAAGGATAGTGTTCAGATGGATAAGAGAAACGAGGCAGATAGTTATATTACGGATTGGTGGTTGCCCAAGACTAATATGCAAGATGGAATTGCAGCAGTCTTTAATGAAATGAAAAAGGAGTATGGTTACTGATGTTATCTTTTAATAAACTTGGTAAGTCTGGTCGTCTTGGTAACCAGATGTTTCAATATGCAGCACTGAGAGGTATTGCTGCTAATCGTGGGTTTGACTGGGTTGTCCCACCTCCAGGCACATCAGGTGTTGATGAGTTTGGTTGTGAGAACAACTACTGTATGTTTGAGACTTTCAAGATGACTGGTGCTACAGAGGAGCACTACGGTATTCCTGATAGTCATCCTTGGGCTATCTGGAAAGAGTTTCATTTCAATGAACAAATCTTTAATGAATGTCCTGACAATGTGAATCTGGATGGATATTTTCAGACAGAAAGATACTTTGAGAATGTAGAGAAAGAACTTCGTAAGGACTTTCAGTTTCAGGATTCTATCTACAAACCTTGTAAGGAGATGATGGATAGTATTGAGGGTGATCGTAAAATCTTCCTACATATCCGTCGTGGTGATCCTAAGTTACCATGGGCGTATGTGAACCTGGAAGCAACACACCCTGTCTGTACCTTTGATTACTATGAGAAGGCACTGGCAGAGTTCCCTGAAGACATCCCTGTGATCGTCTTTTCAGACCACATTGAGTGGTGTCAGGAGCAGGACTTCTTTAAACCAGACCGATTTATTCTCTCAGAGAGCACAGATGAACTAGATGACGGTCAGAGAGTCCCCTGGACTGATTTGTGTCTAATGTCCCTCTGCACAGATGCAATCATCGCCAACTCTTCATTCTCTTGGTGGGGTGCATGGTTGATTGATAATCCTGACAAGACTGTTATTGCACCTAAGAAGTGGTTTGGTCCATCATATGATCACTACCATATGGATGACTTGATTCCTAAGGGATGGAAGGTGATGTGATGACTTTATCTAACACTACTTTTATTATCCCTCTTAGGATTGAATCTGACGATAGACTAAGAAATGTCATTGTCAGTTCAATCTATCTTCTTGATAATACAAATTGTCAGATCATCGTAAAAGAGTCTGACAAAACATCTGTATTTTCTGAGAACGCTTTACCTCAGATTAGAGAGTGTGTTGGTGATAAAGCAGATAGATTGACGCATATCTTTGAACAGAATCAAGAAGAATATTTTCATCGCACTAGATTATTAAATGATATGGTAATGATGACCACCACGGATGTAGTGGTAAATTATGATTGTGATATCATTCTGCCACTAGAATCATACATTATATCTGAGGAGAAAATTGTCTCTGGTGAATGTGATGTTGTCTATCCTTACGGTGATGGTGACTGGCAGTTTCAAATCTTTGCTACTGATGAACTAGTATCTGAATTTATCAATGGTGACTATGACCTTTCTATTCTTAGAACTAAGTCTAGAGTTTATGATGCAAAGTATGGGTTTTGTCAGGCATTCTCTACCAAGAAATATATTGAGGGTGGACTAGAGAATGAGAACTTCATCGCATATGGATATGAAGATGATGAAAGATATTTTAGATTCCATAAACTAGGATATAATGTGTGCAGACTGGATGCACACGTATATCATATGGAACATGTAAGAACAAATAATTCTTGGTTTACAAATCCATTTATCCAGAACAACAAAAATCTGCATGATACTCTGATGGAGTTTGACAAAGCACAACTTCAAGAGTATTATGAAAACCAGGATTATCTGAAAACACGCAAAGCACAACTGAAATGATTGGATTTAATGCGCTGGGACGAATGGGTCGTCTCGGAAATCAGATGTTCCAGTATGCTGCCCTCAAAGGGATAGCAAGAAATATTGGAGCAGATATTACCATTCCTAACCACCAAGATGCAGTGGATGATGGTATTGGAAACATGCTCCGCACGGAGTTATTTGATTCCTTTGACTTGAATACAAATGTTGGACTTTTGAATGGTGGGAAATCTCCTGTGGTTCATGAGAGACATTTTCACTACGATGAGGAAATGTTTTATCAATGTCCAGATAATGTAAGTCTGCAAGGATATTTTCAAACAGAAAAATACTTTAGACATATTAAAGCAGAGATCCATGATGACTTTACTTTCAAGGATGAAATTTTGAATCCCTGTAAAGAGATGATCAAGACTGTAGATGATCCTATCGCACTTCATGTTCGTCGCACTGATTATGTGATTAATAGTGCTAATCATCCCCCTTGTACTCTTGAGTACTATGGAGAGGCACTGAAGCACTTTGATGATGACCGTAATGTGATTGTGTTTTCAGATGATCCCGCATGGTGTAATGAGCAAGAATTGTTCTCTGACGATCGTTTCTTGATCTCTGAGAATGATGACAACAGGATTGACCTGTGTTTGATGTCACTGTGCAATGACTTTATTATTGCTAACTCTTCGTTCTCTTGGTGGGGTGCATGGCTTGCTGATAAAGGTAAAGTCATAGCACCTAAGCAGTGGTTTGGCACTGATGGTTATACGAAAGATCACGATACAAAGGATGTAGTACCCGATGGATGGACACGAATTTAGTAAGATGGACAAAAATAAGTCCACTTTTAAACTAAAGGGACTCCCTACGATTTATTGGCTCAACCTAGATGCCGATGAGAATCGACGGTTCTACATGGAAGAACAGTTCAAATACTGGCAAATTGAAAATCATGTTCGCATCTCTGGATATGATGGCAGAGAAGATGATGTGTCCTCTCATTTAAAGGGTAGAATACCTGATAATGTGAGTCAGAATGAACTGGGGTGCTGCATGTCACACCTTAAGGCAATCAAGCACTTCTATGAAGAGACTGATGATGAGTATTGCATGATCCTTGAGGATGATGTAGACTTTTCTCCCGTCAGGTATTGGAACTTTGCGTGGCATGAGTTTGTCGGATTACTTCCGTATGACTGGGATTGTATTCAAATGACTGCAATCACAACTGGAGATATTCATGTCAAGTTGCATTTGAAGTTTATCAATGACTTCTCTGCTGCTGCTTACTTGATTTCTCGACATCATGCTGCTAAACTGATGAAGCATCACATTCGTGGTGATAAGTTCAAACTAGACAATGGTGTTAAACCTAGAGCAGTTTCTGAAGACACGATCTTAGAAACTGGTAAGACTTATACCATTCCTTTGTTCTTATACAATATGGCACTGGGATCAACTATCCATGCAGAGCACATTGGTATCTTCCATCAAGGTCCTCACACTGCTCTCACTAACTATTGGCAACAACAGGGAACTGAGGTTGACATTCGTGAATGGATGAACTATGATCCTTATCTTGGTCGGATTGCAAATAATTCTGCCGCACAGCAGAATGTGGAAAACTCACCAAGTTGACAAGATCTATAGATTCTGTTAGTATAAATACTTAACCTTTTGTTTTTCAGTAATTTCTGTAACAAAAGGAAACAACGGGGAGTTGTCGATTCCCCTTTCATCTGCGGGTAACCATTCCGCAAGTAACTAAGGTAAAAACAAATGATCAAATCTGTATTCGCAGCAACTGCTGCTCTGTCTATGTCTGCAGGAGCTGCCCTTGCAGGACCATATGTAAATGTAGAAACCAACGCAGGTTGGACGGGCTCGGATTACGCCGGGGCAGTTACAGACATCCATCTGGGCTACGAAGGTGATCTGGGTGAAGATGCTTCTTACTATGTCCAGGGTGGTATTGCTGTCGTCTCTCCTGATGGTGCTGACACCGACACCGTTCCTTCTGGTAAAGCAGGTATCGGTCTCGCTCTGAGTGATGCTCTGGGTGCATATGGTGAAGTCTCCTTTCAAGGATCTGGAGACAGTGACATTGACCGTGGATATGGCGGAAAGGTCGGACTGAAGTACAACTTCTGAGTTGTATAGTTGTAAAAGTTAATATATAAACATCTAGATGTTCAGGGTCCCTGACGAGGGACCCTTTTTTGTGCCTTGCGGTGCTTAAGAGATTTTTAAGAGAGTAAAATTTTGGTTAAACTGTGCAATATAAAAGGGTTTACCTTTTCTTAAATACAGGATTCATTTATCCAGTTATAATATTCGGGTAAACTTAAGTAATTTACAAATAAACAAATGAAAGCATTCGCAGTTGTCCTGCTCGGCTTGGCGTTCTCCGCCCCCGCAATGGCAGGTCCATACGTAGAGTCCAAGCATGAGTTCAAAGGAACTGATGAAGACTTCTCTAAAGCAGTTCATCAAGGTCGTGTCGGATATGAATGGAAAAATGGTCGTTTCTCCCCTTACGTCGAAGCAGGTTTGGGTGTGTCCGTTCCTGATGGCGGCGATAATGATACATTTAAAGCACTGGAAGTAGGCACCAAGGTTAAGATTACTGATAGTTTCTCTGCTTATGGTAAGTGGGAGAACATCTTCCAAGACAGTGATGACACCCGTGACTGGAAGGTTGAAATTGGCACCAAGTACAAGTTCTGAGGCATTGACCAATGAAACGTTCACTTCTCCTTGCGGCAGGTTTAACTGCTGCTATCAGTATTCCCACAGTTGCACAGGCTTTCTGGTGGGGTGGGGACAAGAAGGCAGACGCCCCTGCTGTCTTCAAACTCAACGGGGCAGGTGCGACCTTCCCTGCTCCTTTGTATAACTCCTGGTTCCAATCTTTCAATAAAGAAACTGGAAACCAAATAAATTATCAAGCAGTTGGTAGTGGTGCTGGTGTCCGTCAGTTTACTGCTAAGACTGTTGACTTCGGTGCCAGTGATGGTGCTGTGAGTGATGAGAAGCAGAAGATACCCATGATTCACATTCCCATGACTGGTGGTGCTATTGTTCCTGCTTATAACATGCCTGGTTGTGATGTCAAGATGACTCAGACACAACTTGCTGATGTCTTCCTTGGCAAGATCACCAATTGGTCTGAGTTTGGATGTAAGGATAAAAAGATCGTCACTGTATGGCGTTCTGATGGTTCGGGTACTACCAAAGGTTTCACCAACTCTCTATCTGCTTTCTCCCCTGAGTGGAAGAAAACTGTAGGAACTGGTAAATCGGTGAAGTGGCCTGTTGGTGTAGGTGGTAAAGGTAACCATGGTGTTGCTGCTGGTATTAAACAGTATCTTGGTTCTATTGGTTATCTGAACTATGGTTATGTGAACGGCGATAAGTTCCAACAGGTTGCTCTGCAGAACAAGGCAGGTAACTTTGTAAAGGCAGATGCAGAAACTTCTGCTGCAGGGCTTGCACAAATTGTTCTAGACGATAAACTTCGTGGGGCAGATCCTAATCCTGCAGGTGCGAATGCTTACCCAATCGTATCTCTGACCTGGATCCTTGCTTATCCTGAATCCAAACCTGGAGTCAAGGAAACTCTTCGTTATATGTTGAGTGAAAAAGCACAATCGGTTTCAGATTCTTTGGGATATGTACCTCTCCCAGAGTCTCTTCGACAGAAATCTCTTGCTGCTGTCAGCACTATTAAGTGATATAAGTATAAACCACTACAGAGGAACCCTTGACAGGGTTCCTTTTTTACTATATAATATGTAAAGATTTGCAACATAAAGTAAATGACTGTAACGACGAACGAATTTGGACAACAGAATCTGTTCGCCAAAGAACCCCAAATGGTAGTAGAATCCTACAACCGTAGGGGTCTTGAGTCCCCACAGCAATATGCTGAGACCTATAATGGTCGTTGGGCTATGATGGGAATCGTCTCTGGTTTCATCTCCTATGCCTTCACTGGCAACTTCTTCTTCGGCATCTTCTGATGACTGAAGTTCTTTTTACAACAACTAGCATTGCGTTCTTAGTTTTGCTAGGATACTCTGTACAACAACTTTCTGAGACCTACTGATGCCTGACTTGATTGAACTTCTGACTTATTATGTGATTGTCTCCGTCGTCTTTATTGGCGCACCAGGAGTATTTTTCTATATCGTGTTCATGCCAGCACTTCAGAACACAAAAGGTCGTATGGTTGGATACAAAGATCACAAACAATATGGAGATTCTTCTATCTATGAGAATACTCCAGGGGATCCGACAAAGTATTACCTTGAAATTTAAGTAATATATACGTTAGATTACCTAATGAATATGCCAGATCCCAATGCTCTTTATCAGGATATGCAGAAATTAGACGACATGTATAATGAACTACTGTGGGATCCTGATGATGAGTTACAATTTACTCACGATGGTCAAAGAATCATCATTATTAATAAATCATTAGAGGAAAAAAACAATGTTTAACGAAAAAGCAGAAAAACTGAATGGTCGTGCAGCAATGGTTGGATTCGTTGCCGCAGTTGGATCTTATCTCGCAACAGGTCAAGTCATCCCAGGTTTGTGGTGAACGACATGTTACTCATAGCAGCATCCATGGTAGGAGGGTTTATTTTTGCTGCCCTGTTGACCGATGGAGATGTTGATGATGATGACAATGGACCAGGTGGTGGTCTCATGCAACCCATATAATCCCACCCCTTGACACGCATAACTTAATAACCTATAATTCGGGGGTACTATGCCCCCTTTTTAATGTTCGGACGGATCGCTGTTTACATTTCACTAGCACTTCTTTCTACCTCCTGTGCCACTAAGGCAGTGGAGCAAAAAGAAGTTGTAAGTATTCCTGTAGAGCCTTATGCTCTTACTTGGAAGTGTATTGACTGCACACCCGAAGAACAGTACGTTCTTTCTGAACTTCAAAGGAAAACTAAAATCACAGATAAAAATGCCCTGGCAACGATACTGGGAAATATTAAACAGGAAAGTAAGTTCTATCCCAACATTTGCGAGGGAGGGGCTAGAGTTCCTTATTCTGATTGCCATCGGGGTGGGTACGGACTCATTCAGTGGACCACTGAGAGTCGTTATATGGGGTTAGGTTTGTTCTGTGATAAGTATGGATGCGATCCAAGTTCTCTTGAAGGTCAGACCCGTTATATGATTAACGAAATTCACTTTCAAAAAGTTCTTCCAGAATTTGAGGGCAACGGTAAAACTGTCCGACAATACATGGTTCCTGCCTTTTATTGGTTAGGATGGGGCATCAAGGGTAACCGAGAGGTCTACTCTTATAACTATTCAAAGAAGCTTGTTCTCGCATGAATATTAAATCAATCAAGGAATCGATTCAAATCTTCTCAAGAAAAGCGGTTACATCAATCAATTGGCCACCCGTCGAAAAAGATATAGAGTGTGCCATCGATGAAAACATTGTAGAGTGTTCTGAAATGGACTCTTTACCATACACTGGTATTCCTGCACCAACTGTTTTGACAGATGACCCCTGGTTCGGTCCTGCTGTGGTCTCAGATGCTAATAAAGATTATATGCAACGTGAGTTTGAAGCATTTAAACAAGATGCTTTGAACTACTATTCAGATACAAAAGAACCTGAGAATATTCATCAGGTAATGTATGAGATGGCAACTCAGAATTCTGCCACTACACTGCAACTTGATCCAATTGGCGGATCCGAAAACTTTCAGGGTGGATCAGAAAATGTCCATCGATGATTGGCGTTATAGTGATTATAAAATGAAAGTAAGAGAGCAAGCACTTAAGGTCTTGCTTTCAAAGTTTGGTGGTCAGATGGAAGGAGCACGTCCTAAATACTCTAGTCAATCAATCTATGAGTGTGCTCAAGACTGGGTATCTCAGGGCAATATGCACACTGCAGGGATTGTAAAGTACTACGAGGCTTATTATGCAAAAACTAATTAACGTGTTAGCATTACTATCATTCGCTGGTGTCGCAGGCATCGTCGGTGGTGGTGTCTATGTCTATATACAAAAAGATGCAATTATCGAAGGTGTAAAGGAACAAGTCACCAAACATGCTACAGAGGCAATCACAGGAGCAATTCCTGGTATGTTAGATTCTGCTTTGCCGGAACTTCCTAGTGCCACTGGCGGTGCTCTTCCCCTCCCTCTTCCTTCTACAACTGGTCCTTCTCTACCTTTCTGATATGAAAAAAATTATTATGAGTTTGCTGGCAGCAGCTGCTATGTCTGCTCCTGTACTTGCTGATCCAATCAAAGATGATGAGTTCTTCACCCCACATGCTCAGGGGTGTATGTTGCTTCTAGAATGCACTGATCATGTTCAAGAACTCAAAACAGTTTCTGATCTCAACAAACATGAGGAATTGGCTGATATTGATTATGGTATTGTTGCTGATGAGTTTAACTCTCTCGTCCGATCACTTAATAAGGTCGGAGCTAAGGTTTTTCTAGCAGACATGCGATATTTCCCAATTGGTCATCGTGGTGTCTATCATACTGTAGGCAACAATTTCTTTCTGAATGTTGCCCACATGCATCGCCCTGGCACTATGATGTCAGTAATGCGTCATGAGGGATGGCACGCTGCTCAGGATTGCATGGCAGGAACTATCGAGAACAACTTTATTGCTATTATCCACGATCAAGAGGATGTTCCTGGTATGTATCAGGCAATCGCAAATAGTGCTTATCAGTCTCAACCACATGCAATTCCCTGGGAAAAAGAAGCATACTGGGCAGGTCACACCAAGGGTATGACTGCAGCAGCACTTGAGTCTTGTGCTGCTGGGACTATGTGGACTGACTATGAACCCACACCCATGACCCGTGAATGGTTGGTTGAAAACGGATTCCTTTCTAAATAGAGTTGCCCTTGCCGGTAACGAATGTCTGAAGAACTAAAGAAGGAAGATACTAAGAAAGGTCCTTTTGGAAAACTCAAAGATAGAATTGATGACTCTGAGGAACAAATTGCTATTCTTTCTACTTTTGTTCGATTAGGAATTTTGATCTGGTCTGGTGGTATTTTGACTCTTGCATACATCAAATTACCACCTGCTCTGGGTATTCCAGAACAGAAGCTAGATCCAACATTCATAGCCAGCGTCTTTACAGGCGTTTTAGCGACGTTCGGCGTCCAGACGGCAAAGAAAAATGGTGATAAAGCTGGTGGTGGAGGTGGTATCACTAAAGAACAGATGGAGAGATTGATTGATAAGGCAGCACAAACTGCTCCGACTCAAACAATCAGAATCGAGCAAGCACCTGTTCAAATTGCGACTAAAACCGAAGACACGTACAAGATGTAACCATGAAACCTTACCTCAAGTGGACTGCTATCAGCATTGGTAGTGTCATAGCAATCGCACACATCGGTGTGCTGGGACATTTGGTTAATAGAGAACCTGATAGGATTCAGGTCCCGACTGTTAACATTCCACGAGGCACTCCATATTCCTCTTATAAAATAGAGGCGGGTAAGGACGGATATACAATTGAATATAAAGCAAACGATCCCGCTATCCTTGAATCACAGAGATCTTTGAGTCTTGATAAAGAAAAAACAGGATTTTTTGGTCGTGGTGGCACTGAGGTCAGAAGAGAATGGAGACGTGATCAATATACTGCAGAGGGCACTAGAAATATTGGAGGTGTTGGAGGTGACGGCGAGGGAAAGTTGACTGCAAAAGAAGAAGAGTGTTTAGTGGCGGACGCTGGAGCAAGGTCACAAGGTGCGATGGCAGGTAGTGCTATTGCTGCTGGTGTTGGTGTCCCTGCAGCAATGAGTATTCCATATGTTGGATGGCTTGCTGCTGGTTGGGCGAGTCTCTTAGGACAGAACATTGGATCTTCAGCAGGCTCTTTGGTAAACTCTGTAATCAGTGATTGCTAATGTCTGAAAAAGACAAGTGGTATTATGACTGTATTAATTTTGAAAGTGATGCGATCAACTTGACATTCACTCATCCCTGGATGACTGTTTCTGATGCTAATCTTTTATTTGAAGATGCTTTTGAACGATTTCAACATATGAAAAAGTATCATGGGTGGAAGACTGTATGGACACTTATGAATATGAGTTATGGTATCTGGCAGAGAGAACCTGAAGATCATGTGAGAGCAAGATTAGATTTGATTAAATCAAAAAATGGAATTAATTCTTAGACCCCTTGAAGATGTAAATGATGTAACTTGGAGTGTTGTCTGGTGTTTGATAATACTTCTTGCTGGTGTAACATATTATATCGTCTATATAATGCGTATGGCTTTTGATGAATTGAACGATGGCGGATCAAATCAACCAGAAGGACGCAGATCAGGATCAACTGATAGCACTGCTGACACACAGGATTGAAGATGCTGAGAAGATGGCGGAGGAACTTCGTGATCGTGTTCGTAAACTTGAGAAGTGGGTATGGGGTGCCGGTGCCGTCATAACTGCTGCCATTACATTAATCGGAATTGCAACAGCAGTAGACGCAAAGGAGATCGATCATGGGAGCAATGGTTCCGCCAAACAGGAAGTCGTGTTACAACTTCCGAGTAGTTGAGATTAACAGAGTTCTTGATGGTGACACGATTGATGTAACTATCGATTTGGGTTTTGATCTTTTTAAGAAAGAAAGAGTAAGAGTTGCTGGTGTAGATACACCCGAAAAACGCACAAGAGACCTAGAGGAAAAAGCCCTTGGAATCGACGCAACAAACTGGCTCAAAGAAAAACTGGAAGGAGCGTTGGCTGGTGATGATGATCTTGTTATCCGTACTGAACTCGTTGGCGGTGTCGGCAAGTATGGTCGTCTTCTTGGTTGGTTATACCTTGGGGACGGAGATATGTCACTCAACGAAGCAATGATTGAGGAAGGATATGCATGGGCATATGATGGTGGCACTAAACAAAAGAATTTTGAGGATTTGAGAGAAATCAGGAGAGCACATGGAACTCTGGTTGAGTAATGCCAATTCCTGAAATACGATTTAATAATATTAGAATAGGTGACGTTGTAATCTATGACGTTCCAGAGTGGATGTCATCAGACCCACCACAGGCAATTCCTGCTGCACCTCCAGTCACCATGATGATAGGAACTCCTATCGTAAATATTCCTGGATGTGTTGAGGCACACAAAGACAATAATGAAAATGTTAATTTGAAGAATGAGGATGATAAAGGTATAATGACCTTGTGTGATGCAGGCACACCTTATTACACTGCAATTGATTATGATAGAAATAAGATTGTATTAGAACAGGAACCTCCAGAACCACCTGCATATAAACCACCAGAAAAACCAGAACCACCGGAGACAAAAACTCCCTTAGTCCCTAAGACACAACAGGTAGAGCCAGTCCCTATGTGCCCTACCAGAGCACAAGAATTAAAAAACCCTATAGGAAAAATCCTAGAGGGTAATAAAAAGATTACTGGTTATGAGTTAGTTGGAAAAGAGTGTATAGAGGTTACTGAACAATTACAGATTACTGATCAGATTGTTTCTAATATTCCTAATGCTGGAGCTGTAACTGCTACAGCATCTATCGCTGTGGTGGCAACGACTTCGGCACTGCTTGCAAAACCTCTTGCTGATCTTTTGTTAAAAGTGGTGAAACCTGCTGTGAAGAAAGTCCTGAAGAAGGTTGCGACCTTACGGGGTAAGAAGATCCCGCCGCAGTCTGTCTCTGAGAAGATTGCTGAGCAGAGGCAGAGGAACCAGGCTGTGAAGAAGTTGAGATCGGTTCGACCGTTGAAGAAATAGGTGGAATTGTGTGACGATGTTGCATTATAGTATTCACATTGTTAACAACGACATCAGCACATATTTTTCGGTAGGGACTAGCTGGGTGAAAATTTATTCCAGCTTTCATTAATTCACCACAATTCTTAAGTCTAGCTAACTCAAAATCTAATCTCTTATTAGCGAGTAATTGACCCTGTAGTGCGATTTGAGTTTCTGCTGCTTGCTTACATCTTTCCTGCAATCCACCGTCAAGAGGTAGAGACAGTGTTGCAGAGAGACCGATACTGGTGCTGTAGTTTCTTGTCATACCAGTTCTTACTGGTTTCTGCCAGAGTTGTGATCCTGGATTATCAGGCACACCATCTCCTTGCATCTCCATGACAGTGATAGTCATATCCTGACCATCTTCATATGCTCTGACTACTTCGCCGTCAGAGTTGGTATAAGTTCTATCGTCATACCACTCTTCCCAAGGCCAGTTTTTGACATTCTTTTGAACTTCCACCAGTCTCCCCTCAAAATCTCTATTGTCGTATTGAGGTTCCATGTAAAAAGTTTCAAAAGGATCCTTATCATTACGGGCGTGAGTAATGTATGGGGTGAAGTTTGCAGTCGGACCTTGACAACTGATTCCACCACCATAAGTGTTGGTAATATAAGGACCTTGTAAAACCTGAATAGCTTGGTTGGTCACCGAGCCTGAACTGTTTGCGATTGGGTTAGCAGTCGCAGAAACACCTCCCACATCAGCAGCACTGACGGGGGAGGATATCAGTAACGCAATTACTGGGTAAAGATACTTGTAGTATCTGTAACTGAAATAACTTCTGTTGTTCTTTGAATCACAGTTTGGTTTGTCATTCCTGGACCTTGATAGGTCGTCGTGAATTGGAATGCTTCTCCTGGATTTGTTATTGTGAAGTTGGAGTTTGAGAAGTTTAGTCCAGTTGCTGAACTTGTTACTTGTCCTTCGATTCCTCCTAGTGGAGTCACGTTCACCGAGTTTGTTACTGTTGGGGGAAGTAGTGATGCTCCGTTGTTGGATACATTTGTCCCCGAAACTGAATATTGCCATCCTGTTGCATAGTCTATGGAGTTAATCGTCTCAGTTTGTTTCGATGTCGTTTCTGTGTGGCTGGTCATCGAACCCTGTGTGAAGTTCGGGACCACCGGGACTGCCCCTGCTGATTGAAACAGTCCGTGAATAACACCAAGAACCAATCCGAGACCGATTGCTTCTTGTATTTTATTCATTAATCTATTACAGTAATCTCAGAAACGAATTGTCCAACAGCAGTGCTACCAGCTCCGCCAGCGGTGATGCTAATACCACCGTCAGTTGCGATAGTACCTGCCAGGTCTCCTGCTACACCAGCAGTGTAAGAGGTCTGACTGGAGAAGTTGCCAACCTGACCCACAGTGGGAGCTGAAGTTGGAACGGCATCACCTTGAAGGTAAGAAGAACTGAAGGAGAATGCTTCTCCAGCAGTTGCCTGGGTTGCTGCAATCGTACCAGGAGCATAGATGCCACTGGTGATTGTTCCAGCAGAAACAGTTCCTGCTGTGCTACCGTCCGTAGTATTTACGTTCGATCCAGACACACTGTATTGGGAACCCAGTCTAGTTGCAGTGGTTCTCGCAGAATCTACAGTAAGTTGGACACTCGATGACATTTTATGAACCAGCCCTCCTGCATTTGCTGCAGGTGCTGCCATCAAAATCATTATTAATGGAAGAAGTCTTCTCATTACTAATCACTTGTTGGGTGTGTATTTATTTAGAGACAGATTTTTTTTAACGTATTACTGAAATATAACTTGGTACAATGGTATACCGTTTCAGGGCTTGACGAGTCGTGGAAACCGTAGTACTATAAATACATCAACGACAAGAAGTGTTTACATTTCTTAATCCGTTGCACACACCCCTTAAACCGAGACCTATAGGGTGCCTAAATTACGTCTCTCATACCAACTCTGGAGGGTAGAGTTGGAATATTTTACCTAGTGTTCCCCGCACTCATACATAACCCTTTTTCAAATGACTTCAACTCTTTCAAGACAACAATCACTCTCTTCGTGGGATAATTTCTGCGAGTGGGTAACTTCTACCAATAACCGCCTCTATGTCGGTTGGTTCGGCGTGCTGATGATCCCAACTCTGTTGGCAGCAACTATCTGCTTCATCGTCGCCTTCATCGCTGCTCCCCCTGTGGACATCGATGGCATCCGTGAACCCGTCGCTGGTTCACTCATGTATGGAAACAACATCATCTCTGGTGCAGTTGTTCCCTCTTCCAACGCAATTGGTCTTCACTTCTACCCTATCTGGGAAGCCGCATCGCTTGACGAGTGGCTGTACAATGGTGGTCCTTTCCAACTCGTAATCTTCCACTTCCTCATCGGCATCTTTGCATATATGGGACGTGAGTGGGAACTTTCCTATCGTTTGGGTATGCGTCCTTGGATCTGTGTTGCTTACTCTGCACCTGTTGCAGCAGCATCCGCAGTCTTCCTGGTCTATCCTTTCGGTCAAGGTTCGTTCTCTGACGCAATGCCTCTTGGCATCTCTGGTACTTTCAACTACATGCTGGTGTTCCAAGCAGAGCACAACATCCTGATGCACCCCTTCCACATGCTGGGAGTCGCAGGTGTCTTCGGTGGTTCACTGTTCTCTGCAATGCACGGTTCACTGGTTACTTCTTCACTGGTCCGTGAAACCACTGAAACTGAGTCCCAGAACTATGGTTACAAGTTCGGTCAAGAAGAAGA